GTGCGACCCGAAGTGCAGGTGTCCGAGTGGTGACTATGCTGGCACAGCCTACTCATGTGATAAACCCTGTGCAGGTCAAGGCGATGACTGTAGCTTTGACTGCGAGAATGGCTGCCAGTGTAATAAGACGTGCGCTTCAAGCTGGAATATCATCTACACATCTGTAAGTAGTGCAGACTTTAGTCCTTGCGGTGCGAGCTGTACTTGGACCCCGACCTTCGGCAACTTAATCAATTTCAGCGCAACAGGGCCTGGTACTTTTTCTTCGCAGAATTATAGTTACGTTAACGAAGGCTGCGGCGGACCTCCGTATGGTGGTCAAACAGCAAAGAGTGTGTTTGGTGTTGACCGTGTCTGGAACGGCGGCGGCGGGTGGACAAATGGAGATGTCTTTCAGATAGGAAGTGCTACCGATTGGCTTGCTCTGAAAATTACCATCTGCGATGGCGCTGAGGCTGGGGTTGTTTATGGCAGGCTTATTGCCGCTGGTGTTGGTGCAAACGAGTGTAGCCTTGCAGGACAGGTTCTCGTAGTCACCGAGGCTGCGCCTAATGTAGCCTAGTGGATAGGCATACTACGCCGTAACTTTCAACCAGGCGTGATGCCTGGCTACATACATGGCTGACGAGAACCTCACTCCTGAGACAGGAGCTGAAACTCCGACTCCCGCTCCAGCAGGTGACGACATGATGCCTCGCTCGGAAGCAGAGAACCTCCTCAAGGCTCTGAAGGCTGAGCGTGAAGCACGCAAGCAGTACGAGCGTGACCTCAAAGAAACCAAGGCTAGCCTTGAGAAGTTCGCTGAGATCAACCCTGAGGAGTACACTAAGCTCCAGCAGGAAGCTGCAGAAGCTGCTCGCGTCCAGGCTCAATTCGGTGAAGCCAAAGAGGCCATCGAGCTGAAGTACAGCAAGCAGGCTGAAGCCGCTGCCCAGGAAGCTGCCGCTGCAAAGGCTGCACTCCAGGACTATCAAAAGAAGTACGCCTTAGAGAAGGTGTTCTATGCAGCTGGTGGTCGCACTGACGCCGCTGATGGCGTGTCGTTCTTCGACATGATGGCGCAGCAGGTGGGAGGAAACTTCCGCCAGGAGGCTGATGGCTCCCTGACCGTGGTTGACGCAGCAGGTGATCCTGTACTGGACAAAGAGTCTGGCAAGCGTATCTCCGCTGAGGACTACATCGCTTCCTACAAGGTTCACCCAATCTACGGCACCTTCTTTAAGGGCGCCAAGGGTAGCGGTGCTGGTATCGGCTACGGTGGTACGGATGCTAACGGCATGCCCACCGAGGACCTGTCATCTCTCAGTCGCGAGGAATTGTTCCAGCGTGCCTTCGGTTCCTGATAGACTGAAAGCTCAGAACAGAATCTGATGTGGGGCCGAAAGGCCCCTTTTTCTTTGGTATAACACCAATAGGCATAATATGTATAGAGATACCCAATCATTGGGCACCGAGATGGTGTGCTTTGGGCGGGTGTCAGGTCAATGAGCGCGATGCTCTGAGATCAACATCCATCCCTTTTCACCTATCTCAAGGTTTTATTAAAAATGGCACTTACTCTGCTCGAAGCACAAAAGCACGCTCGTACTCCCGCTGAGCTTGCTGTTGTGACCGAACTGGCTGCTGGCCAGCTCATGTCTGTTCTCCCTTTCCGCTCCATCGAAGGCAACGGCCTGTTCTGGAAGCGTGAAGAGAGCCTGCCCGATGTCGGATTCCGTAACTACAACGGCGCCCTGGCCGAGTCTTATGCTGAAGTGAGCCAGCAGTCTGAGAGCCTCAAGCTCTTCGGTGGTGACATCAAGGTTGACCGCGCTATCGTGGACCTCGAAGGCGCTGAAGCCAAGGCTTACCAGATCCAGTCCCGCGTTCGCGCAATGCGTATGGCTTGGGAAGCTCTGTTCATCAACGGCGACTCCAACCAGTCCCCTTCTGAGTTCGACGGTCTGGCCGCTCGCATTCAGTCTGGCTCCTCCCAGTACTTCGCCAACGGCACCGCAGCTGGTCAAGCACTGGACCTGGGCACCCTCGACGAAGCCATCGACAACGTGGACGCTCAAGGCGGTCGCAAGTACCTGGTGATGTCGAAGTCCGCCCGTCGTGCCCTCAGCCGTCAGGCCCGCACCAACACCCAGATCGAAATCACTCGTAACGAGTTCGGCTACCAGCAAATGGTTTACGCTGGCGTGCCCGTGCTCGAGCTGGACCGCGACCACAAGAACGTGGCTATCCTCGATAGCGACGCTACCAGCCAGGACCTCTATGTCGTGTCCTTCGGTAACGACCACCTCACCGGCATCCAGAACGGTGGCGTGAACGTGCGTGAACTGGGTGAGTCCTTCGACCAGCCCCAGCTGATCACCCGCGTTGAGTGGTACTGTGGATTGGCTCTGATCAACGGCCGTGCCGCTGCACGTATCGCTGACTTCGATGCCACCATCGACCCTGCCTGATCTAGCTAGCTAGACTTCCCCTGGGGCCTTCTGGCCCCTTTTTTAATGGGTTTGGGTATTATAGTATGTAAGCCTCGCTCGCTACGGTAGGCCTGGCAATTTGTCCCTTATCTTGTAACCTACAATGGCTGCACGTTCTTCAGGCATTTTCGTCCGCGAAGGTTTTAACCTTGACGAAGAAATGCTGGTGCCCGCTTCTGGCACTGTTCCCGCTAACCTGTACCACGCTAAGACCATCCGTGTGATCGGCATCAATGTTGTCGGTACCGACCTCGTCGCCACCATCGGTGGTCAGGCCGTTGCTCTGAGCGACGCTGACGCTGATCCCAACGGTGTGGTGATCGCCCATCTCCGTGGCGCCCTTTGCGCTGACGAGCCCACTGGTTCCACCTGCACCGTTACTGGTACTGCCACCAACGACGGTGTGTACCTGGAGCTGGTTGACGGCCCCCGTCGCTGATCTAGTCTGACAAACTGAATATCCAAGAGCCCCGTAAGGGGCTTTTTTTATTAGTGGAAGACTACTGGGTACCCCTTGCAAGGAACACAAATGTCTGACCGTATTTACGGTATCCAGCAGGGGCAACCCAAAGACGTATTTAATTACGCGAAAACGGTTGTTTCCCTCGATAAAGCACCACAGGTCACAGGAGTCCAGTACCTTGGTGTTGTCAAATCCCAATCCCGCACCCTTCCTGCTGATACCTACACACTGGTGGTTAGCGACAAGGCTGCCTCATACGATGCCCCTCTAGCTGATGGGCGCACCCTGCGCTACAGCAAGGTCACCCTTTATGCCGTGGGCATGGGCTCCTCTGGCGCATTCGACATCAATCTAGCCCTCGCCGCACTGAAGGCAGAAGGCTACGACCGCGCAGAGGTTGTTGAAGTCCATACCACCGCCGCCAGCCTTCTTGCCTCTACCGGCGAATCCGACTACGGCCAGTACGCAACACTGAACCAGGCCATCGAGGTCGCTATTTATGCAGGCGCCCCTCGCTACATCGGCGAAGAGGGATCCATCCTTGACGCTCCTGATGGCGGTGATTTCGTCCGTCGCAATGGCGAATGGACTGCGTTGGATCTGACCCCTTATGACACGATCTCCAGCGTTGACAGCAAGATTGCAGCAGCTGTAGGTTCAACCTTCACTGGCCGCCAGATCCTGACCACAGCTGATACTAATGTGTTCGCTGACGGTGAGCACGCCATTGCTGACCCTAACGGCACCTCTGGCTGGTACTACCGCAACGAAATCGGTCGCAAGGTCAACTGGTATTTCTACGGTGGTGGCGAAGACACCGACACCCTGGGAGCTTTCCAGTCCGCAACCGTGGATGAAGAAGGTGGCTTCTACATGGTGCTTGATGCTCGCAACGCAACCTCCTGGCCCTACCTGGCTGTATACACAGCACGCCAGAACGATGGCAGCGACGCTTCCTGGTATCGTAGCCGCCTGACCTACGGCAAGAGTGGTGACTTCGGTCAGAAGCTGAACAGTGGCCTGCAGATCTTGCACACTGCTAACTTCAACGCTGCTCGCTTGACGCAACTCCAGGGCAAGTATCCTACCGCTATCCTCACCCCTATTGCTATCGAGAACTTCTCTTCTGCTGGCCCTCAAGGCGCTGGCGAAGCTCTTTGGCTGCTGGCTATCTCCACCTCCTCAGGCCTGCCTGAAGGTCAGGAAGAGTTCGTTCTGCGTGAGTCTGGCATTGCGTTTGGTGGCAAGGTTCGTACCATCCAGTACGTTGCTAATCCCACCCAGCCCCCTGCATACTCCACCTACTATCGTGGTGCATTCGCTGGCACGGCTGCTTTCCCTGAGACTGGTCACATCGATGAGTGGCTGATCGAAACGGGTGAGGACAAGATGTATGTCTGGGACGTCGAAGGCGGTACCTGGGTTAAGACTGGCACCGAGGCCGCAGCTCCTACCGCTGCTGTCAACGACTACCCTTACCAGTATGTCTACAGCTCTTTTGACGGATCTGGTTACGGCTTCGAGGCCGCCCAGCCTGAGGGTAACTGGAGCAACACTCCTGACGGCAAGCTGCAGGCCACTGGCTTCAGCTCTGACATCCTGTCCCGCCGCATCAAGTTCGCAACCCTTAAGACACCTGGTGACGAGGTTACATTCCAGTGCTCCGATAACACCACGTCCTACTACCGCTATGGTTTCTATGCACTGACCCCTGGCACCGACTCCTCCAGTCTCTCCTGGAAGGTTGCTGGCCAACCCACCAATGGCACTGCATGGATGCTGACCGATCCAGCCGACCAAGCTCTGGTTGAGTTCCAGATGTCTTACATGGAGCCCTACTTCGGTGGTAGCACCTACGGTCACAACCTGGCCGGTCGCCGCAACTCTACTGGTATCGGCTACACTGGTAACGCTGGCGAGCTGCCTATCACCTTCCGCGTGGCAGACGATTTCCGCATCGAGATCTTCATTGACGGACACTTCCACGTCCGCACGCAGACCGTTCCTACTTCTGGCGTGGACATCTACTTCCACTCCTACGGCGAAACTGGCCGCATCCTGGAGCAGCCTACCGGATCCGGTAGCAACATTCAGGGTGGTACCGCCCCCACCGCCTCTGGCGCTCACTACTACATGAGCGATGCGGCTCCTAGCCGTGTTGAAGCAACCATCCTCGCAACGGATAACACCAACTACTGGCTGTATTCCGATACCGAGGCCTCAGGTACTGGTTACAACGAGGAGCTGACGGATGCCGAGGCATCTGCTGCTCGCTACGTTCGCTACTTCCAGGACTTCACTGGAGCTACCCTGTTTGACCGCGTTGACGCAATGCGTCCCGTGATCGCTCAGGATACCCTTATTCTGGCCCACGTAGAGGAAGATGCCCGTGGATACTTCCACAGCCTTGACCTCACCGTTGAGCAGATCGAAGGCAAGATGGGTCTGTTCGCCGACGCACTCCTCGCTTCCCGTGCAGGTGCTGTTGAGGTGACCTTGGAAGAGGTTAACGAACTTCTGGCCGCTGCTCCTACCTCCATCGCTCAGACCCTGGAGTACGACGGAACCTACGCTGGTTCTGAGTCTACCGCCATCGACCCTGCTAGTGCCTTCGCCACCACCCTTGGCCTGGAGCGCTTCAGCATCAGTGACACCACCATGACACTGTACTTCGACGGCACGCACCACACCAGTGCTTTCGCCTTTACCACGACTGGCTTTACAGTTGCTGGTGGTGGTAACCAGGATGGCTCTTACACCTTCACTGCTCCTGTGGCGACTGCAAGAACCCTGCAGTACGACCTGGCAGCCGCTGGTGTTGCTAACCCAAGCAACCTGGTGAACCAGTTCACTTCTGGTAGCCACCCGCTGGATCTGACCTTTACTGGTCCTGGCGTCTCTCCTGCTGTTGCCTCTGGTGAGCAAGTCCTTACCGAGCATATGCGCGACGAATTGGAGGAGCACCTCCGCAAGTTCCCACGCTGATGATTTCTTAGTCTTCGGCAAACTAAGGGGTCTGTATAGGCCCCTTTTTTATGGCACACCTTAAGAAGTTGCCGACCTACTTCGTCAAGGGCGATAAGCGTCGTGCTGCATATTACACCATCCAGGCCCGCGAACTCCGCGAGCGTGGTTATGTGGAAGAAGGGGAGAAGGCTGTGGCCGCCAAGCCTATTGAGCGTCAGCCTGAAATCGTCGTCGAGGCTGGTGCTGAGCCTTTCGACAGCACCGAATCTCTGACCGAGCCTTTGGCTGAGGGATCGGATCTCGACAGCATGACCAAAGCCGAACTCCTTGGCTGGGCTCTGGATCGTGGTCATGACCTTCCCAACAACGACCTCAAGGCTGAAATCCTTGCGGCTTGCAAGAAAATCGAGGCAAACTAATGTCTGACTTTTATATCGAGTACTCGGAAGGTCCGAGGTACATCGACGGCATCAACGTTGACGCAGACGTGGCTGCAAGCCACGCCAAGGTTATCGCAGATCAGCAGATCTCTGATCCTGTTACTGGTATCGATGGGCGTGGGTATCAACCTGGCCAGAAAAACCTTGATGGGAGTGACTTGTGATGGAAGGTGCAATCAAACTCGGAACTTCTATCGCTGTTGCTTGCGGCGTTTGCTTTGGTGGTATTGTTAATGCTATAGACGACATGCAATATCAGTCTGCTGTAGAAAGCGGAAGCCTTTATGTCTTAATAGATGAGTACGGCAAACCTGTGAGCCAGAAACGATAGAGTACGCATGCCGTGCTCTATTGTCGTTGGATCGTTGTCAACCACGATAGCAACGTATCCCCATACATCATAAGTGCTTACGATAGGGCAGGCGATCATAATCTTACCAGGTAATGCCATTGATTCTGTGTAGGCACATTCATTGAACATGAAGGGTCCAGAAAGGACTCTCATGTCTTCGGTTAGCTGATGAACGCCACTCTTGCCTGGGAAGTGCTGGGCTGGTTTAACCCAAAGGCCATGCAGCTCGTTAAGCTGCTCCCAGGCTACGAACATCATTCCCTGAGGTCTCATCCTGACATAGTAGTCGGACAACATCGAATAAAGTTTATCTTTGAGCCTCCTGTCGCTAGCGAGAATTTGCATTATACTTCTTTCTTCCCTTGGTTCCCCGAAGATGATTCCAGGGTTTCTCCATACCATGTAGCCAGTCAGTCCAGCCGCCGTGACCATGCCTGCTACAGCTAGGCGCCAAAGAGCTTCACCAACGGATTTCGGGACCTTGGTGTATGCCTTGGCTAGGATTGCCTTCCAGTCCAAAATGTCTAGGACGTCACATAGCCTAGGCTGCCGCAAAAGGAACACTAAAATGAATTCAAAGGTTAAGCCGTGGCTGCTAGGTCAAAAAGTGCCAGGTACTACGCAAGTAATCCGAAGGCTCGTGCGAAGAAGGCCAAGTACGACAAGAAGTACCACAGCACTCCCGCTCGTCGGAAGTACAGGAGTAACCTGAACAAGGCCAACCGCAAGGCGGGCACCTACGGCAACGGTGACGGCAAAGACATGAGTCACACCAAGAAAGGCAGACTCGTGAAAGAGTCGGCATCAAAAAACCGTGCCCGCAACGGCGCAAACGGCAGGAGTACCAAAAAATGAGCACTGCAACCAAAAGAGACCCAAAGAAGTGGGCGGCAGCCAAGGCGAGAGCCAAGCGCAAGATGGGAGGCAAGTGGTCTGCCCGTGCCGCTCAACTGGCTGTGAATTACTACAAGAAGTCTGGTGGCGGTTATTCTGGCCCCAAGAAAGCCAGTAACTCCCTAAGCAAGTGGACCAAGCAGAAGTGGCGCACCCGTGACGGAAAACCTGCGAAACGCAAAGGTGGAACTGCTCGATACCTGCCCGATCGCGCTTGGAAGTCCTTGAGCAAGTCAGAGGCAAAGGCCACCGATGCCAAGAAGCGTGCGGCAAGTCGCAAGGGCAAGGGAGCCGTGAGCAATACACGCAAGGCAAAGGCAGCTGGAAGAAGGGCGAGACGCTGATATAGGCAGCCTAGAGCATTCCGAAGAAGCCACCATGCCCTACGCTGCTGGGAAAAAGTTTCCTTACACCACCGCTGGCAAAAAGAAGGCCGCAGCTGCCAAGAAAAAGGCTGCTAAAAAACCTATGAAGCGTGGGGGGCGCAAGTAATGGCATCCAAAAAGAAAGGCGCAATGAAGGGCTGCGGTATTAAGAATGGCTGTAAGTCCAAGAAGGGTGGCCTGACCGCCAAGGGTCGCAAGCGCATTAATGCCAAAACGGGTTCTAACCTCAAGGCCCCAGTGACTGGTAAGGTCAAGCCTGGTAGCAAGGCAGCCAAGCGTCGTAAGTCGTTCTGCGCTCGTTCCCGTGGCTGGACTGGTGAGCGCGGCAAGGCTGCACGTCGGCGCTGGAAGTGCTAAATGACAACCCCAAGGAGAACTCCTGGCGTTAGACAGTCATGGGCACTGGCTCTCCTGGGCCTGCTCATGGCTTCTCATATGACTTTCCTCGGCTTCAGATCTGATAAGCCTGAAGAGTTTCAGCGAGCAGCTGAGACCTACGTGACAATCCTGATCGCACTGATGACTCCAGTGCAAATCAAATGAACGAACTTGACTACCATTTGATCATCAACATGATCGTCGGCATGGCTATTACCGAGGCCGTGCTTAAGCCCATCGTGGTTCGCTATACGCGAAAAATGCTCAAATGGCTTGACAGGGCTCCCCTTGACTGGATCCCTGACTGGCTGCACACTAATCCCCCTTCAGACTAATGGCACTTCCTTTAGCTACTGCCCAGAAGACTTCTTGCAATTGTGGCAAACGCAAGGGTAAGAAAAACGGAGCAAACAAGAAGCGTACTCCAGCTACGCTGCTTAAGAGCAGAGGGAGCAAGAAGAGACTCTCCCGCAATCGTAAAAAGTGATCCGAGGATCATCATATTATTTGTCAGACAGACGTACGAGCCGATAAAACACGCATTGGCTACGTGCCTTGCCTGGTCGCGCCAGCATTCTTTGTAACTCATGTGATGTAGGGCCAGGCCATGTCCACGTCTTTGCGCCAAACATCCTCGTCGATAGGCGTCCGCGCCACATACTCCCTGAAAAGTTGCTGCATTTCCGTTAGAGGTATACCCACCTCGTTCGCCATCAGCTTTACGTTCGATTGCCCCTTGAAGAGTATAACAAGGGCTTCTTCAACTGTCCTCTTCATCCAGCCACGGAGCTCTTAGTCTCATTTTACCACCCAAGGGTGTTTCGCCTTCTTCCTCTTCAGAGAACACGGGCGGATCAACTTCGGATTCGTAGAACATATCTTCGATCTGCTTGTCTACATCCTTCATGGTGTAGTACGTCTTCATCTTGACCCAGAAAGGGAACCAAGCCTCATGGACATCTTTCATCCACTCTACGTCGCGATACTTCCCGCGATCCCAGAAGCGTCTAATGACGTCAACAAACCATCCTCGAAACAGGTCCCAGAAGTTCATAAGAAGAAAGGGGCCGAAGCCCCTAGGATCACTCGGCGTCGTCTTCGAAAGACTCAGGCACCTCGGGCTTAGGGAAAGCCTTGCGGCCAGCCTCAAGGATGGTCTGGACTACGCTGTTTTCACGGATGGGCAGGTAGGCGATGACTTCTGATGCAAAGAACAGAAGCAGGCCCATGATTGCGACGAATTCCACGGGTAAAAGGAGTATACTCGCCTATATTATGCCTATCGGCATCCTAGCTGGAGACAGATAACGGGCATGATCCTATCCTCCGCCGATATCCTAAGAGTACTCGGCGGTAGCGAGGTCATCCGCCTGTCTGCAAAGTTGAAGATTGTTGACGGCAAGCCTGCGCTGTCGGGCGCCGAAGGCCTGTTTATCTATATTGATCGATTCCCTCGCGTGGACGAGTTCCAGGCGACCTGGTTTATCTATATTGAGTCCGATGGGAGCGAGCCTGACGACCTGGTGCTTGCTGAGATCCAGAAGCTCCTGCCCAGCGTGAAGGTTCAGGCTGGATTGCTGACAACAGTTACCACAACCGACTTCCTCTCAGGCAACACTCAGAGGGCTCCAGAGGCGCCAAAGGTCCAAACGGCACAAGTAGACCTGACACAGTACGAAGAGCGCTTCCAGAGCCTTGTAGAGGACGTACAGGACCAAATGCTGCTCGTTACCAGCGGCAGGCCAGGAAAAGACGGCCAAGACGGTCGCGATGGTATCGACGGGCGCGACGGGAAAGACCTGGTAGCCACCGACGCAGAGCTCTTCGACCTGCAGGATGTGGAGCAAGGCATCCAGATGGAGCGTGGTCAGGTGTTGACCTGGGATGGTACCAAGTGGACCAACCTGTACGTGCGTCAGACCATGTCTGCTGGTGGGGCGACTGGTGGAAGCAATACGGAACCAGATGATGGTCTGGGTGGCATTGTTAACTCCTTCTGGAGGTTCAATGACAAACAGAGCGAGAGTTATAGCGATGGCAAGTTCAGGGTCAATAGCCATCAGAGTAAGTCCGACTGGTCGCTTACGACTGAGGTTTACATAGCCTATGAAGATAGAGACGGCAGGGAACTCAAGAACTACCTCCTTAACCTGGTCAAGCCTGGGCAGTACCTGTACATTCAGCGAAAAGACAGGCAAGATGCTTATGCATTATTCTTAGTCGAGGCTGAGCCTGTTGACGCTGACCCGAAAGGAGCGCGGATTGGGGTCAGTTTTGTAAGCCAAGGCTCTGATATTAGTAGCATCACGAGTGACAAAACTTGCGCCCTGACTTTCACTTTGGTTTCAGGCCAGGGTGGTGGTGGTTCTACGACGCTGGCCGGGCTGACTGACACTAATGTTACAGGCGCGGCAGAGGGAGATTTGCTGGTATACCGTAGCGGAATCTGGACCTCTGAGGTTGCTCCTGCTACTGGCTTGCAGTCGGGTGACAATGTCAGCGAGCTGGTCAACGACGCTGGCTACATTACTGCTGGCGATATCCCTGCCGATGCAGTAACTTCCGTGGCTGGGAAGACGGGCGATGTTACGCTCGTCAAGGCTGACATTACTGATTTTAACGATGCAGACTTTGCAACAGCGGCACAGGGTGCCCTGGCCGATACTTCAGTCCAGCCCGGTGACAACGTATCTACGCTCACCAATGACGCGGGATATATCACTGATCCAGGTGTTTCCCAGATCATTGCTGGTACCAACGTAACAATCTCTCCTGTTGGCGGTACTGGCGCTGTGACCATTAACGCATCTGGTGGCGGTGGTACGCTGGCCGAGCTGACTGACACCAATACAACTGGGGCTAGCGATGCTGACTTGCTGGTCTATCGCTCAGGTACTTGGACTGCCGAAACCCCTGCCAGTACTTGCGACTACACCGTATCCGATGGCGGCGACTTCGATAATGGCACCGCGCAGGAGACTGGTTGTGATGGTATTGGCATCGTTGGCGTGGTTGAGATGGATGACCTATCTGATGTAGACCTGACTACAACAGCTCCCGCTGACAACGACCTCCTCGTTTACGACCAGGCTTCTGGTAACTGGCTGCCAGCGCCGAACACAGTTAGAAATCTAAGCGATTTTGACGGTGCCGTACTAGAAGAAGGTGCCACCATCATCTGGGATGCAGTTGACGAGATCTTCAAGCAGGCCCAGATAGGGGCTGATGGTATTACCTCTGCCAGCTACAAGTTCAAGGACAGTCTTAGCGGTAACCCGTCTACCGGCCATATCGCGCTAAACAACTCTAATCCAACACTAGCAACCGAGCTTCGGGTCCATAAAACAACGACCAATGGCGTAGACTTGACCAATGTCTTCGCTATGGGCGTTGGCACCGCCTCGGCTTTGTACATACAGCGCAAAGACAACGCCTCTGAAGCTCACTCCTACCGCACCACGGGTCCGGCAGTAGATCAAGGAGACTACATCGCGGTACCTATTGAACATAATGCAGGCACCGGCTCCAGTTTCACTAAGAACAAGGTTGTGGTGATTGGCGTTTATGCCAAGGCCGAAGTCTCTCGTCTTGATGCCATTGCGGCTCCTCTTACCTCTACCGCCGCCGGAACTGCTGGGGACGTGCGCTACGATGCAGATTATGTTTACATCTGCGTGGCTACAAACACCTGGAAACGGTCACCCCTGCAAACTTGGTGATCGGCAAACTAACCTAGCGCTCCAGCTGGCATGCCGACTCCCATTTCACGCAGTAAGATCCTGCCCGCAAGGGGGTCAAAGGTCAACCTGGATGCAGCACTGGCTGCGGGTGACCTGCTGGAAGGAGAGCTTTGTTATGCGAAGGACGAGGATGCGCTGTACCAGGTCGAAGCGGGGGTGCTGGTAAAGGCTGGAGGAGGTTTGCAATCTGGTGATAATATATCAGAGCTGACCAACGACGCGGGGTATATCACATCGGCCGAGGTTCCGCAAAATACCAGTGATCTTGTAAACGACAGCGGTTTTATTACAGCTGGAGACATTCCTGCGGCTCCAGTCACCTCTGTTGCCAGCAAGACGGGTGATGTTACGCTTGTCAAGGCGGATATTACTGATCTAAACGAAGCCGATTACGCCACGGCGGCGCAGGGTGCGCTTGCTGATACAGCTTTGCAGTCTGGGGATAACATTAGCGAACTGACCAACGACGCTGGCTACTTGACGGAGGTTCCTGGTACTCTTTTTACTGGCCGCTACAGATACGAAACTAACACTGCTTTGACTCCAGGCGCCTCTGTTGTCAGGTTTGATTCCACGGTTTACGCCAATGTGACTCAGATCGCTTTCAGCAAGATCGACAGGGATGGAAGAGATACAAATGAGTTTCTGAACGACATTGTACAACCTAATTTTACGGTCTACTTCGAGCAACAAGGCAGTCCGGACCGTGCTGTAAAGTTCCTGATCACGTCCTTTGGGGCCAACAACCCTGGCAATGTCATCTGGAATGTTCAGCTAGTATCGGAAACAGGCTTGGTCCTTTCTAACAACAGTGACGTGGCCACTCAGTTTGAGTCCCCACCCGTTACCACTGGGATCGAAGAGGCTCCCGAGGATGGCAATTACTACGTCCGCCAGAATGGTGCCTGGGTGAATCTCCAAACCGCCCTCGACGCAATGGGCCTGACTGTAGACGGAGGTACGGCATCCTAATAGGATCGCTGAGCTCAGATGGCACTTTCCTCCCCTCGTTACAAGATCCTTCCTCTTCGCGGTACTTTCGCTGCGCTCAATGCTGAGGTTGCGAATATCACCGAGGGTGAGATCTGCTACGCCAGTGATCAGGATCAGTATTATCAAAAAGAAGGCGGCGTTCTTGTTGTTGTAGGGGCTACTAAGGCTCAGGGTGCTCTGGCTGATAGCTCTGTGCAACCTGGGGATAACGTCAGTGACCTGACAAATGATGCTGGATATATCACCTTGGCTCAGGTTCCAGCCGACGCGGTCACTAGCGTCAATGCACAGACAGGGGTTGTGGTTCTTGATGCAGACGACATCGACGACACTTCAACTACCAATAAGTTTGCTACAGCTGCTCAGTTAACACTTGCAGACAACTCTGTCCAGCCTGGAGACAACGTTAGCGATCTAACCAACGATGCTGGGTACATCACCTCCGCCCCTGGTACCAACCTCGGCATCACCACGACTACAACTTCCAACACCATCACAAGCTCCA